GTCATTCGTTGCCCACAAGGCGACCGCTTACACGGACGTTACGGAAGAGCTCCTGAACGATTCCGTGGTCGATGTCGCTGCTGAAGTGGTCGCAGATCATGCTCGTGCGCACGGCAGGTACCGCGAAGGTAAGTACGCGATTGGTGTCGGTGGAACTACCGAAGAGGACGGCATCTTCATCGAAACCGCCTGGAACTCAACCAACCGCGTTTACACCAATGGTCCAGGCACCAGGCCGTCGTTTGACGAGTGCATCACGCTGTACAGCACGTTGGCACCTGGTTACCTGACGTCGGCTGTGTGGATCATGGCAGCTGGGACCTGGGGTGACCTGCTGAAGACGAAGGCAAGCACCGCAGGCTCATACCTGTATGACGGCATGAACGGCATGATGATTCAGGACGGATCGGTCGGGCAGCTGATGGGACGCCCTGTGTACATCTCCGAGTTTGCGCCTGTGTTCTCTGGATCGGTAGAACGTGTGATGGTTTTCTTCGGCGATCTTCGTCGCGGCTATCGCATCGTTGACCGTCAGCAGGCTGCGTTCCGTGTCAATCCGTACATCCGCTCCCTGAACGGAGAAGTTCGCTTTGAAAGCGTGTTCCGTTCAGACGGTCACATTCTGGACAACAAGGCTGGCGGCGTGATCATCGCCGGATCGGCCTGATCTGAATCCATTCCGCAGGGCTGGGGGGTCAAACCCCCAGCCCTGTTTTAGGTGACACAATGCCAGCAGCCATCAGCCTAGCCAATTTCAAGGCGCATGCGCGGATCTATCACAGCGCTGATGATTCGTACATCACGTCGATTCTGCTGCCTGCTGCTATCGAAGCGTGGGAGCGCGCTACTGGCGTTTCAGCTCAGATCGCTAATCGCACTGCGAAGTTGAGCGAAGAGGGCGACGTGCCTTTCTATCCCTACCCGCAGCCTGTTACGCCACTAAGTCCGTTCTACACCGAGGATGGCAGCGCCACCCTTGAAGTGCCGGAAATTCATTACGAAGGTGAACGGCAGGTTCTGATCATTCCTGAAGGTGCTGCGCGCCCCGTATCTATCGGCTGGTCTACTGGCGAGTCAACGGAATCAGTTTTGCCAGTGCTTGAACTGGCGACACGGCTCTACGCTGACCGCGGTGACAGCACGAGCGCCATCGAGGGCAAGGCGTCACAGATGCTGGTCGCCCTGATGCATGAAAGGCCCGTGGTATGACGCCGCGTGGCATGTTCCGGCACCAGTTTGCCGTGCAGAACTACGCCACCAGCGTCGATTCCTACGGGCAGTCAACGAAGACCTGGACTACGGCAGCGACCGTGCTGGGCCATATCGAGGCTGCCGACCCTTCACAGCTCGAAACCGTTGACGTCGCCCGTGGCGAAATTACCTACCGGATCGCCCTGCCCTGGCTGGATTCGGTGACCACGAAGTCCAGACTGCTGCTGCAGGAAACGGGGAAGTCGGATCGAGTGCTGGAGGTAATGGGAGTCAACGATGTCGGCCTGCGTCGGATCGAGCTAAACATTGAGGCGCGGGAAATTATCCAATGAACCCCGTACACCAGCGAAACCTGGCTGCCTACTTCGATCGGCAGGTCGGCAAGATGGCCGTGGCTACCGAATTCGGACTGCTGGCGAACGCCGATTCAGACCCGCGATTCATCGAGCAGGTCAAGCGTATGGACTATGTCCTGCGTCACCTGCCCCTGAACGTCGGCAGGAACCTGGCGAAGCGGCTAGGACGCAAGGTGATGAAACCAGCGGCAGCCCTTTATAAGCAGTTGTGGCTGGCCGAGCGCCCGAAGCGGCCCACGGATAAGGTCCGTAAGGACATCGCCCGAGCCATCATCCACAGCGCCGACGTGCGCGCTGGTCTGATCGTCGCCACCACTGGGGTCAAGGTGAACCGTGCGTACCGCGCTAGGCTGGCCGGACCTCTAAACAAGCTGTACTGGAAGACGCAGGAAAAAATGGCTGCGAAGTTCCCCCGATCGCGTTTCGAGCGCGAGTTCGCGGATGCCATCGAGGAAACGTTCGCCATCGAATGCCGGAAGAAAGGGATCCGGGTAAAGGGATGACCATCGAGCAGGCGCTATTCGCACGTCTGGACGCCCAGGTGGCTGCTGTCGGGAACCGAATCAGCCCCGAATGGCGACGGGAAGGGACCACCCTGCCAGCGCTGGTTTACAGCGTCGATTCGCGGGAACCAGTCCGATCGTTTTCTGGTTCGGAAGCCCTGCATTCGTTTGCCATCACGGTTACCACGATCGCTGACACAATGAGCAGCGCCCGCAGCGTGGCCGATGCCGTGCGCGCAGCGCTGGACACGAACACTGCATATACGTCAAGCGGCACCAGCGTGAAGTGCGGCTATTTGACGAATGAGGACGTAGAACGCATCGAGGACGGTTCGGGGGATGATGACGGACCCCGAGCCATCCAACAGGGTTACACCGTCTGGGCTACAGGAGGCTGACTATGGCAGCAGCAATCAGCAGCGGGACATCAGTTACTTTCTCAGGAAACGCAGTGCAAACGCAGTCCTGTCGAATTACATCATCGAAAAATGCACTGGACAGCACCCAGCTGAATTCGCTGGTTACTACGGCCATCGCTGGGCGTCCCACGATTACGGGCAGCGCGACCATCTTTTCATCGCAAGCGACTGGTTTGACACTCGCGCAGCAGTTCAGCGAGGCAAGCCCGAGCGGATCTACCATCGCGATCGTAATTAATAGTCCAGTGACCGGATTGGTCTACTCAGGAACAGCAGTAATCACTGGGTTCAACCCGTCCTGGGAAAACGACGCCATTATGGTGGCTGAAGTGACCTGGCAGTACACCAGCACCATCACCGTGACCAGGCCGACCTCATGATCTGGCGAAAACTCACTGAAGGGATCGAGGAATATCCACTGCTGGTGGAGGTTCGATCCATCACCGTCGCTGAGTACCGCGAACTGGACGCCCTGGGCGAGTACGAAAAGCAGGACTGGATCCTGCGCCATTGTGCGCGCCTGGACGGGCAGCCAGTCACCCCCAGCATGATCGACATGCACCTGGGGGCTGCCATCATTCAGGGGGTGATGCGAAACCCCTGGTCTGGTCATCAGCCGAACGCATCGAGCGGCTGCTGACCATTCTGGTCCTATCGATGGTCAAGGGCGACCCCGGAAAGATTGCGCCCTGGACAGTAAAGCCCGGGGACTGGGAAACTGACCTGCAGAAGGTAATCAATGGCTAAAACTGCAATCGTCCGCGTCGGTGTAGAGGCAGATCCCAGCGGTCTGGGTTCTGTCCGTGGGCAGGTCAATCGCAGCCTGAACACGATGGCTGCTCAGTTTGGCACCATCCGCGGCCTGATGACGTCGGCAATGGCGCTCCCAGCCATCGGCATGCTGACATCCATCGTGGAAGCCCGGTCTGAGGCCCGGGAGATGGCTAAGGATCTGATGATGCCGTTCAGCCAGGCACTGCAGGGGGCGAAAGCCTATGACGTTGGCAGGCGGCTAGACGTCGGGCAGCAGATGACCGCGCTGGGGCTCGATGAATTCCTGGCACGTTCCGAGCAGCGGAAAACGGAAGTGGACATCGCGAAGGGGCTGCAGGCGCAGCCCACGGGCGACGCCGAAAAGGCGTTCGGCAGCATCTGGGAACTGATCAAGCAGACGCCAGCCATCATCGGGAACGCATTTGACGTTGCGTTCCAGGACATCGGGCAGGGCATCTACTCAGACAAAGACCAGGCGAAGCTGGCCCGGCTGGAATTCGATACGGCACTGGCGCTGGGTACGGGGCAGACCGATCAGCTGTATCAATTGAACCAGCAGATGCTGATGGTCCTGAAGAGCATCGAGCAGAAAACGAGGAACCCGTAATGGCCTGGCAAGTGATCGAGCAGGGTAAGGATCAGTCGCTAGTCATCTCGCGAGAGATGGACACCAGCACGTTCACCCGGACGTTTTTCGTTTATAACGATGATTCAGCTTACAACGGCACCACCGAAAGCAGCTGGAACGTCTACCTGTCGGTGCGTTCGGCCAGTGCTGCGCCCTGGAACAAAATCGAAAAGGTCGGGCAGCGTATTGCGCTGGGGTCTAGTGACGCCCTGAAGGCGCAGTTCATCGTTTCCGATCTGACGGTTACCCCGCACGCGGACAGAGCGAATACCTACATCGTCAGACAGACCAGCAAGGCTCCGCTGATCGCTGGGCAGGCGTACCGCGGCACGAAAATCACCCAGCAGACGCGCCTGCGGTCCGTGCAGGCGTGGATGTCGCCGCTCAGTTTCCCGACGTTCGGTGACGTTGACCCGTGGAACACGACGCCATTTATCAATGGCACTATTTACAACATTAGCGGCAACCCGTTCACCCTGAACATTCCTCAGACCATCTACACCGTGGAATTCCCGGTGCATCGTCCGGCTGATGACATCGGATACACCGCTGGGTTGCCGATGAGTCAGTTCATTGACAACGTCGGCAAGCGAAACGATGGGGACTGGCTAGGCGTCGGTGATTCTGGAAAGTTCTTGTTCGCTGGTGCCGAGCAGCGCCAGATCACTGAGCAGGTATCGGCATTCGTGCATACGTTCATCTTTGACCCCTGGTACCACCTGGAACAGGTGATGATCAGGCTGCAGACTGGAGAACCGCAGCTAGATACGTCATTCAACGTCGGTGCATCGCCATCTACCCCGATCGCGCAGCGCGGTACCTCAAAGGTCATCTGGCGTCAGCCATACGTTGGCAAGGTCGCATTCGATGGCACGATGAACGTGCTGCCCCCTGGCATCGAGGCCCTGTTCATCACCCCAGCACCCACCTGGTAATGTTCTCCGAACCCTTCCTATACGGTTTCAACGGCATCGACTCCACCAGCCTCAACCGGATGGTTGAGGCTGGGCGATTCGTCTACGCCAATTCGGTGCGGTTGAACAAATTGGTGAACGAGCAGGATGATTCGCGCCTGACCGGACTGCTCACGAAGGTGAGTTCGAGCAGCCCCATCGGTGGGGCATCAAATCGGTGGGTGTATACGGTCCAGTCCGTCCTGCCGCAGGATCAGTTGGCCGGGGCGACATCACCGACGGGCAGCACATTCAATGCGGAAACGGCATACAACCTTGCGGAATTCGAGAACACTGCGTCAACGGCTGGCGGCATCAATGCGACCCGCGCGAATGGGCTGGGATTCAGCATGCTCCCGATACCGACTGGCACGCTGGTCATCACGTTCTACATGAAACACAGCACTGGGGGTCAGGTTCTGGTTTTCAGCCGATCTAACCCCTGGGACGGGGAATGCCCTACTGGCGGGTCATTCGTGCAGACCATTGATGGTGGCGTGTATGGGGGGTCCTAATGGCTGACATCATCCGACACAAGCGGTCAGACGTTTCAGGGGTTGCCCCGTCAACGGGGGAACTGTCAGCAGGTGAACTGGCTATCAATACTGATGACGGCAATATCTACGCTGAGGATTCCGCGGGAAGCGTCGTGTTCCGCTGGTCGCGCGTACCGGATGGCGGAACTGCTGGGTTAGTGCTGCAATATGGCGACACCATCGGAAACGTCTGGGTAGACAAATCTTTTCACTGCCCCCGGCTTCCGGCGGACGGCATCGATGCATCGACGGGATCGACCGCACGCATCTATTCGATGCCCCTGAACGCCATCGCGTGCGCGGCAGGCGGCACGCCGACGGCAAATCGAGCGTTTTACAACCTGTTCTACATTCCCCATACGGTCGATATCAAGACAATTGCCAGCCAGACGTTTGGAACCACGGGGGGCAACGTCAAGTTTGCCATTTACAAGCCCGACGGCACCCACGGAAGACCTAGCACCCGTTTGTATTCCAGCGCGGCGATCGCTACTGGCGGCGGCTACGGTTACAACGCAGCCACCGGAACGCCGCTGGTGACGCTTGCGCCCGGTCTCTATTGGGTGGCTGTGATCTATTCGTCGGCTTCGGGATCGATGGGACGCATCAGCGGCAGAGCGTCTAACCCGCTCGGCGTGTTCGACACCGCAGCGAATGACTGCATCCTAGGGCTCTACGCTGACATCGGCTCGCACGATCTCGCCGACCCGGCGCCCACGACGTTCCGTTACAACGACGGCAGCACTAACCAGCACGTCGCACTGATCTCCGCGTACTGACATGCCAAAAACGTACCTACATCATCCAGACGGCAGCGTGACGGTTCAAGACACCAGAACTGTCGACCTGGTCTACGCGCAGCAGCTGGAACGGCTGCGCACGGCCTGCACGGAGTCGATCCTGTCGGTGGCACCCGAACACACGCAGCGAAACGCAGCGCTAGGAATTGTGCCGAGTGCGCCCGTCGTGGCTGACATCACGGTGCGGCGGGATCGATTCCATAGCCTGGCTAGCGAATTGTTGGCCGCATTCAATGGATCCGGCACAGTGTCTGAGCGGTGCGATGCGATGGAGGAAGTGCAATGGGAAGAACCCTGATATGTCTGGCCGTTGTGGCTAGCGTCTGGTTCGGTTGCAAAGGCCCGAGCAGCCAGATCGCCAGCAGCAGCAACCAGGTGCGCAGGCTTGCGCATTCCAGCGGCCAGCGGTTCGATCGCATCGCTAGTGAGGCTGATGCGCCCACCCCTAGCCTTCCGGTGATCAAGGGCGAAGCAGTTGAGGGCAGGATCGAGCAGGACCGTATCCTGTCGGCTGTGGACACCATCTACCTAGCGCTTACTGGAGTCGAGGACCAGGTCCCCTGGTGGGTAGCGCCGCTGGTCTGGATCTGCATCGCCCTGGCGATTCTGGGCGTGGGTTTCCTGATCTGGCATACGGGGCTGGGCAAGTTCATCAAGGGCGTACTGGGCATCGTGACGCCCACTGAGCGCCGAGCTGCTGAACTGACTGCCAGCCTGATTGACCTGACTCCCGAGCAGGCAGTGGCGGCTGTGGCCGAACTGCGCAGGGCTGACCCGACGTTTGATGCTGCGTTCCGGCGCGCAGCCCCAATTCGCACCCCTAGCCGGACTAAGAAAGGCAAGTGATATGGCAAGTTTCATCGGCGGGCTCTGGTTCGGTCTGATGCTGGGGCTGGCAGGTTTCATCTCGGGGTATTTCTTCGCGAAGCTGAAGAAGATCTGATGCACAATCAGCGGGTCTGTTGCTGTGACGGGGTAGAACCAGCGCAGTGCTGCGCTGACTACCCCGTCTACTGCTTCGATGGCGATACCTGCGAAGGTGGCTGCTGGTACGCGCAGTACCGCACTGGCGTATTCGTCAACAGCCAGATCGAGTGGACCAACGGCGTGACCAGTCTGACGTTGTCCTACGTTGGCAGCACGCAGGCGATCGACCCAGCGACGAATGATGCGTTCTGTGGGTTCCCCGATCCACAGCAGTACCCGTACCCAGCCCCAGCGCCTGGGCTGCCCCCGACCCCAGTTTTCCCGAATAACTACAGCGTTCCCATTTTCGCGGTCAACGATCCCACCAACGGGTACTGCGAACTGGTCTACCCCATTTTCAATAAGGATCTATCGCTGTGCTGGGCAGCCGTTCTGGGCTTCGAGGTCCGCGGCGCGACCCTGATCCAGAAACTGCTGGCGACGTGGGGAACCAGCCCGAACAACCTGACCGGATGCGCCGACGGCACTGGGCAGCACTGGTACCTGACTGGCGCTGGCACGCTGCGCTATTTCGCCGATATGGGTCGATGGAAGTCCCGCGGAACGGGGTACGGCCCTGCATACCAGAAACCGTTTCACATTCAGGACATCGTCGAGTGCAGTAACGCCGACGTCGGCACGTTCGAATGCATTGATTGGTGCAAGGAAAACGGGCGCTGCGCGCCCGAGTGCCGATGCAACCACAGTTGGCCGGAAGACCCGACGTGCTGCAGGGATCTGATATGTGAATTCGATTTGCAGCTCAAACTGCCCTGCGGTGAACAGACCATCAATTGCGAAGCCACGTTCAGGACGGACTGGCTGCCACCCACCTGTGATCCGGTCGCGCCGATCCCTAGGCTGAACGGTGGCAGTCATTTCCCGCTGTCCGATCCCAACCTGCCTGGCGGCAGTTGGAGTCTGACGGAAGTGGTGACGGGCGATGGTCAGTGCTGTCCCGTTGATGCTGGGGCTAGCACGTTCACGCCGCCAGACGTTGCAGCCATCAAGGTGGGATGCAACCTAGTCCTGGCTGACATATTTGACCCCTGCGACCCGATCACCACTCAGACCTGGGATATGGTCGCGGCGATCACGATGGGCGCGACCGTGTTTTCCGCTGAATGCCCGGGAACGTTTCTAGTCTCATCCACCATTTACCTAGGCGTTAGGTTCCGTAGCTGCGGCGACGGATGCTGCCTGGAGGATATGGACGCGGATGAGATCTATTGGCTGGACTTCCTGACCGTTCCCGGTCAGTGCCAGTGGCGCACTGCGTCAGGCTCGATCACGTTCCGGAAGAGGCCCGGTCTATGCTGAGGACCTACACACTGGAGCAGCCAGACGGGCGCCAGGACATCTATCGGGTCGACGTCATCGACGGCAAGCCTGTCATCGGTGACCTGATCAAGGTGATCGAGCCGATGGCTGGGCTAGGGGATGCCGTGGCGAAGGTCACGAAGGCGCTGGGGTTTACCCCGTGCGGGGGCTGCGAACGCCGAAGGCAGGCGCTGAACAGAATCGTGCCGTTTCAGGATAAAGGTTCCGCGGACCTATAGACAGGTCCACAAAACGCCGATATGAAACGCATGCCGGGAATTACCCCGGCCAGAAAAGGAAACGGAATGGACCCACAATCTGAATTGGCCGACGATGGTTTCCCCCTGTCCGATATCGACCCCCAGACGGGGTGGCAGTACGGCGAGGTGGGAGCATGAGCGACCCTACGCCAGAAGACGATATGGAAGCCTTGCGGCGCGAAGCCAGCGAGTTGATGCCAGATGACGAGTGCAAGCGCCTCCGGCTGAAATGGTTTCGTGAGCATTCTGCCCTCCGGGAAGTCTTGTACGGACTTGCCTACATCGAGGAACAGGTGAACATTCTGGAGGAGACGGAACCAGGTGCCAGGGATGTCGAGGAAGATCGGGAGTGCCTGAACGAAATCAGGGAAACGATCAGGGAAACCCGCGTGGAAATCGGTGAACTGCGCGAGCAGTTGCTGACGCTGAAATCCTGCATCGTCACTATGTTCGGGGAGGACGAGAAATGAGCATCCAGCACAGCGAGACGATCGGCCACCTAGCGAAAGCACTGGCTGCTGCCCAGAAGGGCATCAAGGTGGCCCAGAAGGATGCCACGAACCCGCATTTCAGGTCGCGCTATAGCGACCTGCAATCCATCGATGAGGCGGCGCGTCCCCATCTGTGCGCCAACGGCATTGCAGTCACGCAAGGCGTGGGCGCTGGTGACGGTCAGGCCTGGTGCCAGACGATGCTGGTGCATGCTGACACTGGGGAATGGGTTTCGTGCATGCTGTACCTGCCTGTCGGCAAGTGGGACGCGCAGGGCATCGGCAGCGCGCTGACTTATGCGCGCAGGTACTCATTCTCAGCGCTAGTGGCTGTTCCTAGTGGCGAATCAGACGACGACGGAGAAACTGCGGTAGGGCGGGGTGCTTCCCTCATCCCGCCCCCGCAGCCGCCCCAGCCCCCCCAGCCCCCCGTTTCCGTGGCTGTCCCGTCCAGTGAGGAGGCGAACCTTCCCCTGGACTGGGACGGCCCGATCCCCGTGGTTCAAGGAATTCCGAAACCCATTTTTAAGGTGCTGGGACCGCGACCGAGCAGCCCCACGGCGATTCATTGTGAGGACTGCTACGGACGCATCAGCAGCCTCGATCAGGTAATGGGGGGCGCTAGCCCCCGCGTGACGCTGGTGCTGGAGTCCGGCGGCCTGTTCGTGAACCTCAGCATGTTCGGCACCTGGTCCTACCCGGCCAAAAAGGGGGACTGGATCGAGGTGTGCGGCATCACGAAGCGCGGCAAGTACCTGAATTTCAAGTCAATTCGCGCCGCGCGCGCCCCTGAGGGATTCAAGGAAGGGAGCGACCCCAGTGACATTCCATTCTGAAGCTCCAACCTGGGGCGAAAACTGGCAGGCACTGTGTCGGGCATTTCCGGGGCTGATCCGCGCCCCGCAGGCCCAGCAGCAGGGGTTCCACGATCGCTTCGGCAAACTCGATCAGCGGCTGGTGGCGCAGGCGATCGAGCGCGCCCGGGAGGCGAAGTCCGGCAGCATGATCACGGTGGAGTATCTGGCGAAGGGGTACCAGCGGCTAGTCCCTCGATATGACACCGAGCAGCCCACGATGGCTGCCCGGATCGTCGGCTGGTGGGCTATGGAACCACGGGGGACCGGGAGGGCTCACGGCCCCTACCGGACGCTGGAGGCCGCCACGAAGGTCGCTAGGGGCATTCCCGGGGCTGTGGTCAAGTCCTGCTGGGTGAAGCCCGGGGATGGCAGTTGGTTTGGGGAGCAGGAAGGCGACGTCCTGCCGATCGAGGTCCAGCGCCAGGCGATGGCGCACATCGAGGCGCTGTCGATCGCCCTGCCCAGGCTGAACAGCAAGTCCGACCAATGGGACATCAGCGAACCCAGCGTTTACGCTGAGGCTGTCGCGACCATTCTGGATGGAATTTCCCGCCCCCCCCTAGAACCCCCCCATCAGGGGGGTCACGCGCGCGAGGACCGCGCTAGCACTAGCGAAGCGTCGTGCCGCAGCACGCGTGATACCCACCCGGAAGGGGGTTTGTCAACCCCCCCCTATGCAGTTCGAACCGTCAACGGAATGAAATTGCCCGTTCATCGACTCCCTGAGTCACTACTGAAGCAATTTGAAGAAGCGCTCGATCGTCGGGATGACGGATCGCCCTTAGGGGCGACCGCACCCGGCGCTCTCGCTGAGGAGGAAACGGAATGAAAGACATTTCTGCGAAGCTGCGCGACTGGGCAGCGACGATATGCACGTCTAGAAACGATCTAGTGCCAGGCGGTAAGGCACGGCTGATGCTGGATGCAGCAGCGAAGATCGATGAATTGGAGGGGCTGCTTGCATCGTCCATTGTGCGCGAACGCATGATGGCACTGGAAACGAAGCGCCTGCGCGCGAAGCTGACCGAGTACGAAGAGGATGCGATCGCGGACGATCTGATCAGGGGCGAGGGATGACCGAGCGCCCCGTCTACGAACAGGAACAGGACGTTCAGAACGCCCTGCAGGCGGTTCAGGTCGCCAATAAGGCACTGCAGGCCCGAGCAATCCCCCTGCCCAGGTTTCACGTCGCGGATTACGTGATGTACCGCGGCGCTCAGCCGATCTGGTTCCTGGAAGTCAAATGCAGGAACGTGCCCCACTGGAAGTATTCGTCCGTGATGCTGTTCGAACGCAAGTGGAGCGGCCTGCGCTCCCTGGCTACCGAGCAGAAACTGGCCGTGGGGCTATGGGTTCGATGGACCGATGACATCTACGGCCTGTGTCGGCTCGATGTCCTGGCGGATCGGCCACCAATTCACCTGAACGGACGAACGGACAGGGCCGACCCAGCGGACGTTCAGCCATCAGTGAATATCGATGTACGGCATTTCTCGCTGTACACCGAGTCCGGCAGTCTCATTTCAGGGGGTATCAATGGGTAGGGCTCAACGTGCGAAGGGGGCTAGGGGCGAACTGGAGGCTGCCGAGCAGCTACGGAAGGTGCTAGGCATCAAGGCAGAACGTTCGGCCCGAAACGGGGTCAAGGGGGCTGGCGATCTGGTCACCAACCTGGCAGGCTGGCGGATCGAGGTCAAGCGCTACGCCAGGCTGACCATAGAAAGCAAGTTCCAGAAGGTGGAACTGGACGCAGCCCTCGATGGGGAACAGGCGCTAATGATGATGCGCGCGGATGACTGCGAGTGGCTGGTGGTGATGCGCCTGGACACGCTCCCTGATCTGGTGATGGACTGGAAGGAAGCCCTGAGCGAACCAGATGCGTCCTAGGAAGTGGGACCCAGTGCTACCCAGCAAGCCTGACCCGAACCTGAAGCGGAATCGGTCAGGCAGTTGGTATCGCCTGCGTGAGCAGTTGCGTCTGTCGCAAGGCATCTTCCGATGCCGAGACTGCAGGATCGTTTCGGACAGACTGGAGGCACATCACATTGTCCCGATCTCAGTAGATCCATCGAGGGAACTGGACCCGACGAACGTGGTTTTCCTATGCCAGCATTGTCATAAGTTGAGGCATTCTAGGAAGTTAGACCCCCCCCATAGCCCCGGGGGTGCTTCAGCGGAACGCTACCGCTACGTACCCTCGCCTTCCCCCCCTCCAGCAGCGTGAAGTTCACCGAATCCATCGAGTGGGCTGAACGCGTGGCCGATTCCGGCGACGTTTCGACCGTCACGGCGGCCAGTCTGGTGGCGTTCGCCAACCGCGCCAGGCGTGGCGGCTACCGCCAGGACATTGCCGACCAGTTCGCTGCCAGCCTACCACAGGGGATCGAGTGCTACCCGTACTGGTGGCCCGTGGTTGCTGACACAATCTGCCGGGACGTCCCGTGCCGGATTGTGAGCTTCAGCGTCCCGCGCGGCCACGGGAAAACCACCCTGGCCGCCCTGCTGGCCGGCTGGGTGATGCGTGACCCCGAGCAGGCCCGGCTGGTCCTGAGCGCCGCTACGGGCCTCCAGCAGGCCCGGATGGCGTCTGACGTGCTGGCGACCATCCACCACCCAGCGGACGGCAAGCACAGCAAGTGGAAGGCGGTCAACAACAACCAGCAGCCCGGCATCAATCACGGGCAGGCGAAACTGCGGATCATCGCCACCCACCCTAAACGGGCGGACGGCTGGACGCCCGATCTGGTGCTGGCTGACGAAGCGGCCCGGCTGCCGGGGGACTTCCTGTCCCGGCTGATCACGGCCAGCGCGAAACTGCCCCACGGCATCATGCTGATGACCACCACGGCTGACGGGGACGTCAGCCTGCCCTGGGCGCACTGGCGGCGAACGGCTGAAGAGGCGATGGTCGGCGCTGGGCTGCGCGAAGACTGGGCGGTGCATCACTGGGCGGCAGACCCCGGCTGCGATATCCGCGATCCGAAGCAGTGGCGGAAAGCGAACGCGCAGCTGCTGGTCGGCAGGGGGAATATCACGGAAGAAACCATCAGCAGCCTGGTCGCCACGTTGGGGGATCAGGCTGCCAGCATCGAAAACTTCCGGACCCAGTACCTAAACCTGCCCGGCGGCGGCCTGACGCAGGTAGGGCTAGACGCTGCCGTCCTGGAGCGCCAGCGCTGGGACTGGAATCTGGACGATGTCAGGGGGCGGCGCGCCTGGGCATTTGTTGACCTGTCGCTGGGGGTGGCGCATTCGGGCATCGCTGACCTGTCGAGCGTGGCGGTGGTGGTCGATGCGGGTGAGTACGGCCTGCTGCGCACCTGGTCATTCTGTGCCGGGAACCTGGACCAGATGCGATCGGAGCGCCCCTGGTTGTATGACTGGGTGCAACAAGGACTGGTGGAACACAGCGGGACGGATTCGATTGATTTTCAGGGGGTGGAGCAGCGGCTAGCGATCCTGCGCGACTGCCTGCAGCTCGAAACCGTTGGCGTGGACGAAGTGGGCTGGACGCGCCACTGGGTGACGTCGGTGCTGATCGATCGGCTGGGGCTGCCTGTGGAGTCCCGGAGTCAGGCCCAGCGGGAGGCTGCGCCAGCCTGGGCGACCTTCAAGTTCCTACTGAACGGCAGGCACCTGCGGTATCACGATGACCCCGTGCTGGTCCACCAGTTGAGGAATGCGGTTCTGTGGACAGACAACAATGGGGGCCAGCGCCCCGTCAAGGGGCGCACAACCCAGAACATTGACGCCGTGGTGGCTGCGGTCAATGCGGCCCGACTGTGGGAATTGCGGGGCAGGTCGCAGCAGTGGCTTGCGCCCAGCGGCATCATCACGATCTAGTTGCCACCATCGATATCCGCCAGATAGCGGATATTTGGGGAAAGTGACAGGAAATGTCACGCAGCCCCCTTGACAGGAAAAAACAGGACTCAGACTGGGGAAGGCGATGGGATTACTGTCATCGCTGCGCCGCTATTTCATTGGAGGATTCGATGCCTCGATGCTGGTCGATTCGTCGGCCAGTTCGATCGAGGCTATCCCCGGCGTGCAGCGTGCCATCGAGGGCGTCGGCAGCATGCTGGCCAGCGTCAGCATCTGTGCCTATGACAGCGCCGACACTGAGGTCAAGCCTGCTGCCCTGAGCCTGTTTACTGGTCGGGCGACCGAAATGGTCAACGGCTGGGACCTGCGGCGATGGATGATCACGGAAGCGTTCAGCCAGGGCAATGCCTATGTCTATCTGGCCCGTACCTACAGCGGCGAAGTGGCAGAACTGCTGCCGATCGACCGTGGCCGGATTGCCATCGACTGGTCAGCCGACCCGTATCGCTACCTGCTGGACGGTCAGCCGATCGGCAGTAGCGACCTGCTGCATATCAAGTCCGGCTATTCGCGCTGGGCGATGCTGGGCGAAAGCCCCCTGGACAAATGCGCAATGCAGCTCGAACTGGTCGCGAACCTCGATGCCTGGGCGGCATCGATGGCGAAGACAGGCACGTCGCGTCGGCTGAGTTTCAAGTTCCCCACCCCGATCAGCGAAACGGCGAAGCAGTCCATTCTGGCAAGTTGGAAGGCGAAGCATTCGCGCAGCGGCGGCGCTGGAGAACCCCTGATCATCGACGGTGGCGGCAGCATCGAGGGCGTCAGTGGTACCGATGACCTGGCAGCCCTGACGGCTGCCCGTACCGCGGCGATGGGCGAAATTTCCCGCGCACTGAACGTCCCACTGTCATTCCTGGCGGCCAGCGAAGCAGGCACCCAGATCACCCTCGATGCCCAGCGCGCGCTGGTGGACCAGACGCTGCGCCCCTGGGCGCGGCGGATCGAGGCCGAACTGCAGCAGAAACTGTTCCCCGGTTACCGCATCGAACACGATTTGCAGGAACTGCTGCGTGGGACGATGAAGGACACCGCGAAGGAACTGACGAAGCTGGTGGAGTCGGGAATCCTGACCCCCAACGATGCGCGCTGGTTCATCGGCATGCCCCCGGTGTCGGACCCGATCGCTGACCAGTTGCGCGTCCGGCTCGACACGACTGCCGGACAGGCGGATGCCGATCGCGAAGACGAAGAGAGCGAGTCACCCGATGCAGACTGAGCGACGGTCCTATGCCATTCGTGCGGACGTGACCGGAAACACGGTCAGTGGTCTGGCTATCCCCTACGGTGCAGACAGCGAACCGCTTCCGTTCATCGAGCAGATCCAGCGAGGTGCATTCTCCGCGGATCTGGGCGCGCGAAACGTCAGTCTGCTGGTGGAACACGACGGTGGCAGAGTGCTGGCAGACACTCGATCGAGCACGCTGTCGCTGGAGGAAACCGACGAAGGCGTCCGTTTCGCTGCGCGACTGCCGGATACCCGCGACGGGCAGGACATGCGCGTGCTGCTGCGCGACGGCATCTACCAAAACATGAGTTTCGGCTTTTTGGCCGACAAAGACGAATGGCGCGACGGCAAGCGATTCGTGACCCGCGCGCGCCTGTTCGAAGTGTCCCTAGTTCATAGCCCGGCCTACGCCACGACCGCAGCCAGCGTCCGGAGCTTCGCACAACAGAACGCCCTGGTGGGGCGTTTTCTACGGCTGCGGTTAGGAGACTTGAAGCGATGGACGTGAAGACCCTGACTGAAAAGCGCGCGCAGCTCGTCGCTGACGCCGAGCGTTACGCCACGGAAGCCAGCCCACAGGCTGTGCAGGCATTTGATGCTGTGGAGGAAGAAATTCGCGCCATCGACGGCCAGTTGTCGAGCCTGTCGGTGCGCAGCCGTCTTGACGCTGTCAAGGCCGCTGGATCGAACGTGATTCGTGCTGAGCGCCGCGGCTATCCGGTGCTGAACGAGTTCCACAAGCACCTGCAGCGTCGTGATGGCACCCCGTATGAGTTGGACATCCGCACGACGCTGACCGTTGGGACGCCCGCTACTGCTGGTAACTTCACGGTCACCCAGCAGACTGGCGAGTTCATCAAGAACCTCGACTTTAACAACGTGATCCGCCAGAACGCCACGGTTCAGAGCTTCCCAACCAACCTGGACATTCCGGTCATCAATGGGCGAACCACGGTGACCGCCACAGCGGAAAGCGCCGCGTACACCGAATCCAATTTCACTACCACGAAGAAGTCATTCGTTGCCCACAAGGCGACCGCTTACACGGACGTTACGGAAGAGCTCCTGAACGATTCCGTGGTCGATGTCGCTGCTGAAGTGGTCGCAGATCATGCTCGTGCGCACGGCAGGTACCGCGAGGGTAAGT